ATGTCATTGACGAAAAGGGCAACGACGGCACTGCACAGCAGAACACAGAGGATTTAACTGTTGAGGGCAAGATAGATACTGCGTTAAGTTTTAACGGAAGCACTGATTATGTCGATACTAATCAGACGTTTCAGTCTACATTCAGGGATAGCTTTAGTATAAGTTTATGGTGCAAGGCAACAGATGGCGTTGGTCAAATTCAATATCTTGTTCAACAAGACGGCGCTTTTGGTTATAACTATCTATCTTTTTTGATTGATTCAAACGGAAAATTGTCCGGCGCAATGTCATCTCTTGGCAATCTTTTAACGATAACAGATACAGTTAGTGCTTTTACTAATGGTCAAAATGATTGGAAATTTGTTACACTAACAGCATCTTATAATGCACCAAATACTACACTAAGTCTGTATGTAAATGGAGTTTTAAGAAAATCAGAAACTTCTGCTGTACTTAATCAAGCAGGATATTTGATGGATGTAGATTTATTTTTTGGATGCACAAGCTCGGCGGAGTATTTTTTCGCCGGTTCTCTTGACGACATAAGGATTTACAACAAGGCTTTAACATATGCAGATGTTTATGAATTATATACTGGATACGAGCTATCAGGTTCAAGCTTAAACCTGTTGGCAACAGACGGAACAAGGTTATTTTCGCAAAGATAATGGAACAAGAAATAGAAAAAGAAGACGATTTAGTCGATGATGTTGACGACAGCGTTGACGACCAGAATTATGAACTTGAAGATGATGAGTCCAATACTGGCGAACCCAAACAGGAAGATGTTCTCTCTGGTACTATACCGGCCAAAAAGGAAGAGCGGAAAAGGAATTTCGATGCAAAAAGGATGCTTGAAAATATAAAATCTAACCGGCGAACTACTGACAGGGACAGGGTTGAGGGCGCATTTTCGTTTTTGGTTTCGATAGGACTTACAAATGGGGACATCAACCGCATATTTAAGTCCCAAAGAAACTATGTTATTTTAACCAACAAGGACAAATTTCAAGAGATAAAAGCAGAGGCGATGGCAAGGCTTGAAAATCGTCTTATGGCAAAAATGCTTGAGGCGGCCATTGGCTATGATTATACAGAAGAAAGTACAATTTACAGACGTGTTAAAGGGGCATGGAAACTGTCTGGGAAAAAAATCCAAAAGAAACATATGCCCGGCAATGCCAATTTATTCTTATCGTTTATGTATAATAGATTTCCAGAAAACTGGAAACAGAGTTCAGAGGTAATATCAAAGAAAATAGGATACGACACTGACCCAGCATTACGAACCAAAAAGTTTATTGAATCTCTCGGCAGAACAATTCTTGAGGGCGATACCGACAAATCCGAAGGAAAACCTGCACTTCCGAATGGAACTGCATCAGTACCTGACGAATGCGCCGAAAGACCAAAAGAATAGTTTTGTTGAAATGTGCAGGGAAAAGCCTGCGATTACATTCAAGACTATGTACTGGACGTTCCAGCCCAGACCGGACATTGAGCCAAAGGGCATTGTTCCGTTTATTACTTGGGACTGGCAAGACGAAAGAATAGACGAATTGAACAAGGCTATGCTTTCCGGCGGGAAAATACAGATAGGCAAGTCCCGTGAAGTTGGCGCAACGTGGACTATCTTGGGTTGCGGTCTGAACTTGTGGCTGTTTACTCCAAACAATCTCGGCCTGTTATTGTCAAGGAAAGAAGATTGCGTTGACGCAAAGGGAAATCCTGACGCTTTGTTTTGGAAGTTGGACTTCTTGTTAGATAAACTTCCAGAATGGGTCAGACCAGAATTTGAACGCAGGGATATGCACTTGCGAAATATGTGGAATGGTTCAGTAATAGACGGCGAATCAACGAACGTATCTGCTGGCAAGAGCGGAAGAAGAAACTGGACGTTGCTTGACGAGTTCCCAGAAGTGCCTATTGCAGACGCAAAAATGATTGAATCTGCAATATCAGATACGTCTTCCTGTAATATATTTCTTGGCACTGCGGTTTACAGGTCTCACCCATTTACCCAAATGGGTACGCAAGCCGGAACAAAGAAGATGTTTTTTGGCTGGTGGCTGCACCCATTTAAGTCAAAAGGGCTTTATTGGTCGCCAGATATAAACAAGATAGTCATAGAAGATATTGAGTATTATCGAAAATTAGCGCCACTGGTTTTCAATAAAATAAATAAGGGCGATGTAGTAAAATACTCTGAATTGCAGACAGACCTTTTTATGTCGTATCCAGAACTGGGGCTGTCGTTTAAGGCCGATGGCGGGATACCAAATAAACCTAAATGGAGAAGCCCGTGGTATGACACTACTTGTCTTACAAGAACAGAACAGGATATTGCTACAAATCTTGACGGTAATGCTATTGGTTCTGGCGATATGGTATTCCACTCTGGAACGCTAAACCAGATGTTGGCTGAATATGTCAGGCCTCCGAGCCTTGTTGGCGAAGTGATTTATGATGTCCATAATGACGAAATAAACAATATCAAGATGATAACAGGTGGCCGCAGACGGTTAAAGTGGTGGGGTAGTCTTGGCGGTGCAAGGCCATTGCAAAATCATAATTACGTTATGGGTTGCGATATATCGCTCGGCCAAGGCCAGTCCAATAGCGTATGTTCGATTTTCGATGTTGATTTAAGGACAAAGGTCGGTACTTGGGCAGACTCAAATACCTTACCAAGCGCATTCGCAGAACAGGTCTATGCGTTAGGTAAATGGATAGGCGGACTATCTGGTATGCCATTGCTTAACTTTGAGTCTAATGGAATTGGTCAGGTATTCCTAAAAAGAATCAGAGAAATAGGGTATCCGAATATATGTAAATCTTCAACAGAAGCAAAAGGCAGGCACGAAAAGAAGCAGGTTTTGGGCTGGCACTCAAATCCAAACTCAAAACTGCAATTATTGTCGTCCTATAATGCGGCACTAACGGCCTGTTTTCAGGGCAATCTTGATAATAAGAAGTTCATAAATCCAGATGAAGATTCAATACGAGAAGCGGAAGATTATATTTTCGATGGCAGCCAGTTAGTTCCATCAAGGAATATAGAAGATACTGGTGGCGCAAAGGCTTGCCACGGCGATAGGGTAATTGCCGATGCCTTATGCAATCTTGCCTCATTAGACCAGTTTAGGGCGATTCGTAGTTTTCAGGAAATAATACCCGGAACTGTTGAATGGCGACAGGCAAGAAAAGACAAACACGATAGAGACCAGAAACGCAAGGTTAAAATATGGCTGAATTAGACAAAGAAGCAAAAATAGACGTTCCAGTTAAGGCTAATTTTGTTGAAAGATTAAACGCCGCTATAAGTGCCTGCAAGGCTTTTTCGAGAAATACCATTGAAAAGCAGGATAAGATGCTAAGACTTTACGCCTCTGGCTATTACCAGAAAGGCAATCCTACCATAGAGCATCCAATGAATATGATAGACAGGGCGGTATCTATCTTGCTTCCGTATTTGGTAGGAAACAATCCAAAGATTTTTGTAGAACCTAAATATAATATGAAATATAAGCCTTTTGCCGATACGATAGAAAAGGCCTTGAATAAGCTGATAAAACAAATAAAACTTGCAGAACGAACGCTTGAACCTGCGGTATTAAACTCTTTGTTTTCGATAGGAATTGTTAAAACCGGAACAAAGAGAATTGCGACAAAGGAATTTGGCGGGCATCTTGTAGATATTGGCATGCCGTTCTGCGATATAGTTGACAGGGTTAGGTATGTCTATGATATTACCGCAAAGACGAGGGAGCAGTTTGAGTTTGAAGGCGATTGCTATTATTTGCCAACCAAAATGGCAAAAGAGTTCTTTGGTGCTAAATTTGCAGATAAGATAACACCAGATTTTGAATTATATGGCAATAAAGACCCGAAAACAATATCAAATCCAGAAAAAATATCATACAACGAAATACACGAATACTCTGAATTTTACGATATATGGCTGCCAAAAGACAAACAGGTGATAACCATATTACCGTCTCATAAGGGCTTTAATCGGATATTGAGAACAGTCGATTATGACGGAGATGAGTCAGGGCCGTACGATGTTTTATTTTATAAGTCATTTCCAGATACAGTAGTACCAATCCCGCCAATATATTCTCTTGTAGAACTTGATGCGGCAACAAATACTCTGTACGCAAAGGCGAGAAGTCAGGCCGAAAGACTCAAAAAGGTTGCCGTTGGCGAAGCCGGTTCTGAAAAGGACTCGCAACTTGTAAAAGACGCAGAAGATGGCGATTTTCTTTTGTTGACGAATTTTAATGGCTCAAAGGAAATAACTCTCGGTGGTGTAGTTCCAGAGATATACCAGTTTTTGCAATTTACTATGGGTCAGTTTTCGGAACAGGGCGG